GCATTTTTATACCATTGCCGCTTAGTAGCCCGCAGAGTAATTCTCTTAGTGTAAAACTATATTCTGCACTTGAAACTATTCTTAGTGCATCAGAGCCTAGTGCCGAAGTACCAGTTAGATGATGTCGTGCATCTAAATAATCATTTGCATTTTGCAAACCATTTTTAAAGTCTGTAAATTCAGCCACCGTTGTTGCCTCCTGCTCTTACATTAGGACTTGCACTTCTTGCACTTGGCTCACAATGCCCGTGTCCTTCATGTCCTGGTACACCACACAATTTATCACTGTCTGCAGGATCATTTTGTAAAATAACCGGCTCGTTATTAACTCTAACTTTGCCGGTTGTTTCTGTAGCTCTAAGTTTGCCTCCACCATGTGTATTAGTATCGCCTTCAATACTAACGAATTGTCCATTTACTCTAACATTCGAACACCTGGTTACAGTTGATGCACCGCAAACTCTACTATCATTTTGTCTATGTATGAATCTCGCCATACACGTATTTATTTAGATAAGCAGAGTACTTTCTGCTGTTGTTGCTGTTGCAATACCGGTAGTACTTTGCATATACCCATCAGCTAAGTTCTTTTCAGTTTTTGTAATTGCTACAACTTGCGATTTACCAATGGTCACTGGATCATTGCTTTTTGTATCAATACTCATAATCCAAGGAATAAGCATAGCTTTTCCATCTTGTGGGTTAATTGTAAGCACTGTTGGCTTTACTACGTTTAGTGCGTTTTCGTGTTCTGAATCAAATCTAGCAACGACTTCTTCGCCAGTGCTACATTTAACAGTCATTACATCGCCTTTTTTAAAGTTTGAAATCTTTAACATCTAGTTTTACTTCTCCAATAAGTTCACGTACAGTTTCGGGTTGTAATCTTACTAACGCCATACCGCCGCCTTCTACTAATAGTTTGCCATCATGATAAATTTGTGGCATTGTTCTGTGACCTTCTGTAATTAGAAACTCACGGGCTTCTGGAACAGACTCGACATTGATCACCTCAAACTCGAATCCGTTCTTTTTTAAATAATCCTTAGCCATGTCACAGTAACCGCATAAGTTTTTGCTGTATACTGTAATCATAAACTAAATCCTTTAAATGTATCTTGGGTAACATCTTGTTTTGTGCCACCGTTGATATAACTTGTAATCTCTGTTTCCTGTGGTGCTACTTGTACATCTCCACCAGCGATCCATTTCTTTGTCCAAGGCAATGGGTTACTAGCTTGATTGTAAATTTTAGGAAGGCCGGCATTGCTCATACGTTTCATAGCAATGTGTTCAATGTACTGACTTAGTAGCTCTTTGTTTAAACCAAGCATACTACCATCTTTAAACAAATAGTCAGCCCAGGCTTTTTCCTGATCAACTGCATCAGTAAACATCTTGATACATTCTTCTTCTGTTTCTCGAGCAATTTGTTCAAACACTGGATCGTCTTTCTTTAGTGTTTTAAGTAATAGCTGTGTTGATCCTAAATGTAGGTTCTCATCACGAGCAATAAACTTAATAATCTTAGCATTGCCTTCCATCTTTTTAAGTTCAGCAAATGCCCAACTACAGGCAAACGATACATAAAAACGAACACCTTCAAGAATGTTAACACTCATTAGTGCTAACCAAAGTTTCTTTTTAAGTTCATACATGTCAACTACAACTTTTTTGCCGTTAACTGTGTGTACACCTTCCCCTAGTAGATTATAATACCCTGCACTTTCGATCAACTCATCATAGTACTTGGAGATATCTCCAGCACATTCAATGATCTCTGGAATATCCATAAGTTGATCAAAGATAACGCTTGGGTCATTATACACATTACGAATAATATGTGTGTAACTACGACTGTGGATTGTTTCACTAAATGTCCAAGTAATAATCCAATTCTCTAGTTCTGGTAAACTTACAATGCTACCAAACGATTCTACTGGACCACGTCCTTGTACACTATCCAACAAGATCTGTCTTTTAAGATTACTTGTAAAGATATGTTGCTCATGGTCTGTCAACTGTTTAAAGTCTTTCCCATCACGATATGTATCAACTTCTTCTGGACGCCAGAAGAATCCTAGTTGTTTGTCTGTAAACTTATCAAAGCTAGGATACTTCATTGTATCGTAACGTTGAATTGTTACTCCTCCTGATGGATCAAGGAATGCCAAGTTATTCGTTTGGCTACCTTTGTTAGTTACGTCAAAAACACTCATTCAATCTCTCTCTTTATATTACACAGCTTTCGCATTCATCGTCTTCAATTGTTATATTATCTTCC